GGACATTAGTAACAATGATAAGAAGTTATACAGAGGTTGATGACACTGTATTTACTACTGCTATTTTAGAAAATTTAATTTTAAATGCTCAACAGCGGATTATGTATGATGCTCCAATTGATTCTGACAGATTTGTTTCAGAAGGAACTATGGCGGCAGATGTAAATAATATAAGAGTTCCAGGTGGAGCTTTATTTGTAAGAGGGGTTGAAGTTTTCAATGCTAGTAATACTACAGAACAAGGTACGTGGCTCCAAAAACGTGATCAGACCTTTTTAACTGAATATGTAGGTAGGTTAACAGGACCAGAAGGTTCTTCAACAGGTCAAGATGTTACGGGAAAACCTAAATATTATGCCATGTTTGGAGGAGCTACAGGATTATCTGATACTACGTCAGGATCTATATATTTGGCTCCTACTCCGGATGCTAATTACAATTTTAGAATATATTATAATAAAATGGCAGCAACTTTAGAGTCTGGGAATGAGACTAATTATATAAGTCTTAATTTTCCCCAAGGGCTTTTATATGCCTGCCTGGTAGAAGCTTATGGATATTTAAAAGGTCCAATGGATATGTTGACACTTTATGAAAATAAGTATAAACAAGAGTTAGAAAAATTTGCAGCCATGCAAATTGGGAGACGTAGACGAGACGATTATACTGATGGTACTATTCGTATACCGATTGAATCTGCGAATCAATAATTAGGAGATAACTATGGCAATAACATCGGCAATTTGCAATAGCTTTAAACAAGAAATTTTAGAAGCTGAACATAATTTTACAGCTTCTACTGGAAATACTTTTAAAATTGCATTATACACAAGTTCTGCAACTTTAAGTGCATCTACTACAGCTTATGCTTCAACAAATGAAATTACTAATTCATCTGGAACTGCATATACCGCAGGTGGAGCAACTTTAACAAGTGTTACACCAACTTTAGATTCTTCAACAGCAGTTTGTGATTTCTCAGACGTTTCTTGGACATCAGCTTCTTTCACAGCTAATGGTTGTTTAATTTATAATGATTCACATTCCACAGATGCTGCAGTTTGTGCAGTAGCTTTTGGTGGAGACAAAACTGTTTCTAGTGGAACATTTACAATTCAGTTTCCAGCAGCAGCAGCGACAACAGCGATTGTAAGAATAGCATAAGGAGGAACTCCTTATGTCTACATCAATCTGGGGTGGTGATGATCCTTCAGTAGCCTGGAACGAAAATGCCTGGGCATCTAATACCATCACACAATCATTAACAGCACCATCAACTTTAACATCTAGTGTAGGTTCAGTTTCAGCTTTTCCTGAGGAAGGTTGGGGTAGACAGCAATGGGGTAATTCTGGTTGGGGTGTAGAATATTCTGTTGCTTTAACTGGTGTCGGTGCAACTTCAAGTGTTGGTAGTGTAACAGCTAGTCAAATTATAACAGCCGAATTAACTGCTCCTTCAACTTTAACATCTTCATTAGGATCATTAACTCTTGACCTAACTTCTATTATATCTTTAACAGCACCATCCACTTTAACAGCTAGCGTAGGTGATTTTGATAACGCTGGAACTTTAGTTGGTTGGGGTAGAAATGGTTGGGGTGAAGAACCATGGGGAGATTCATTTAATAAATTAGTTCAACCATCCGGATTAAGCATGACATCTTCAGTAGGTGCAATTGCTCCTGCTGATGTAATGGGATTAACGGGTGTTGGCGCAACCTCTTCACTAGGTTCTATAACACATACAATGACTTACGCTATAGATGGCGTAGGTGCAACTTCTTCTGTGGGAGCTATTGTTCCTGCAATTGGAGAAGCTATCAGTGGATTAGGTGTAACTGCTTCTGTTGGAAGTATTTCTCCTGCAGATGTAGTTGGGTTAACTGGATTAGGAGCTACGTCTAGTGTGGGAGAAATAGATGTTACACCGACTGAACTAGTTGATATTACAGCTCCATCAGGCTTAACTATTTCTTTAGGAACCCCTATCATTGAAACAGCTTATGATTTAAGCGCTCCATCGGCTTTAACAGCCTCTGTAGGTGCAATTGCTCCTGCAGATGTTGTGGGGTTAACAGGATTAAGTGTAACAGCTTCGGTTGGAAATCCAGCTCCTCTAGCTTATAATACTATTACAGGAACGCAATCAGCTAGTTATTCAGGTGTTACTGGAACGCAATCAGCTAGTTATTCAGGTGTTACTGGAACGCAATCAGCTAGTTATTCGGATATAACCTCCGCATAATCTATGTTGACATTGTGATTAATACAAAATATAAAAACAAAATAAGTATAATTTAGGAGAAAAATTATGGCATCAACCTATACTCCCTTGGGCGTAGAAAAAATGGCTACTGGCGAAAATGCCGGTACATGGGGAACGAAAACAAATACAAACTTAGAAATCATAGAACAATTTGCTGGTGGATATGTTTCACAATCTATTGCAGGTGGAGCTCAAACAACTACACTTTCTGTATCTGATGGATCAACAGGTGCAACTCTTGCACATAGAGTTATAGAATTTACTGGGACAATAACTGGGAACCAAATTGTAACTATTCCTTTAGATGTTCAAACTTTTTATATAATTAAAAATGGCACATCAGGTGCTTACACAGTTCAATTTAAATATGTTTCTGGTTCAGGTGATTCGGTTACTTGGGCAACTACTGATAAAGGAACCAAAATTATTTATGCAACTGCTAACGATGGAACTAATCCTGATATAGTAGATACTGGTTTTGGTAGTGGGGATGTGACTTTAACAGGCACACAGACTTTAACTAATAAAACATTGACTTCTCCTAAAATAGGCACTTCTATTTTAGATACAAGTGGTAATGAATTATTCCTGTTGACAGCAACAGGATCAGCTGTTAATGAGCTTACTTACGCTAACGCAGCTACTGGAAATGCCCCGTCTTTTACGGCTTCTGGAGGCGATAGCAACGTAGGTATTAACTTTGTTCCTAAAGGAACTGGCACTGTTCAAATAGGAGGAAATGCAATATCAACAGTTGGAAAATCTATTGCAATGGCAATGATTTTCGGATAATAATAAGAAGGAATTTAAATTATGGCAACACCTAATCTAGCAACCGTCTCAACAATTACACCTAAGAATGCTATGGGCAACTTAGGAGATACAAACCGAACAACTATGGTTGACGTTACTGCAGAGTACGCTGCCAAAATAGATACAATTTTAATATCTAATACAGATGGAACTAACGCATGTGATGTTACTATAGAAATTAGTAATGACAATGGAAGTACTTACTATAAAATTGGAAGTACAATTTCTGTTCCAGCAGATGCAACATTAAGTTTTTTAGATACTCCTATCTGGTTAGATGAAACAGATTTATTAGCCGTTACAGCAGGAACAGCAAGTGATTTATCTTGGCATGTTTCTTATACTGAAATGGCTGACTAATAAAGGAGGAAGATATTAAATGCCTAAAATAATTAAATTAGCCAAAGGAGCTTACACAGCTTCGGATATAACGGTTGACTCTTCAGGAAGAGTAATCACTGCTTCATCTGGTTCTGCCGGTGGTGCGATGGTTATGCAATATTCATTTAGAGGTCCTGCTACAGGAACTTTTGCAACTAACAATGGTAACTATGCTATGGTTTATGCTGCATCAGGTGCTGGTGGTGGAGGTGGTGCTGGTACTACTGAAACTCAATCAAAAACTGGTGGCGCTGGAGCATGGGGTGTTTATAATTTTCCAACTGGACCAGGTTTTTCTAAAGCCTATGTAGCCGGTGCAGGAGGCTCGGGAGGAGCTCAAACTTATTACGGAGGTGTTGGACAAGATGGACAAGCAACCACTATTGCACAAACCGTTACAGTAAACGCTGGAACTGGTGGTGGAGGAACTAATCAATCAGCAGGAACAGCTGGGAGTGCGCCTGGAGCAGTGACTAATTTAAGTGGTAGTGGTGTAGACAATGCTAATGCTGCATATTGTACTATGTTTGGACAAGAAATGTATGATAGTGGAAATTCTCAACAAGCTGTTGGTAAAGGTGGACCCGGAATCAATAATGATCAAATTAATCAGGCCAAAGCCGGAGCTCCTGGAGTTTTAGTTATTTTTGAGAATGTTGGAGCATAATAATGGCAACTTTAATTGTAAGAAAAAATCCTAAATCACTGTGGAGAATGGCAGCGAATGCTACTGACTTAGCAGACTACAATGGTATTAATGATACTGAGTTTGATCTAGTAGATGTAAGTGATGCTGATTTTCAATCTTTAAGAACTAATCAAAAAAAATATGATGCTGATACAGGTAGTGTAGTTGATCTTGCAGAAGGAGAAACTGGAGACCAACTTTCAGAAACTAATTTAAAAACTTATTTGTCAGAAGTTACAGACAAATTAAAGTTATTTATAGATAATAATGTAGGTGATCAATTTGCTACTCAATGTCAAAACTACAAAACTGTTTTAGAAGGTGTTGATACATCTTCTTTATCTTATCCACTTAATTGGGAAAAACATTGCTTAGATAATGGCATAATTTTCCTACACCCTTTACAAATCGGTTAATTATTGTTATATACTTTCTATAATGTTCGAAAGAGTTATAGAGTTTATAGCACCTAAAAATTATGTTGATCTTAAACAAGATTATCCTAAGCCTATTAAACTAAATATACCTGAGTGGTATAAAAAATTAAATCACATTCCTGACTTAAAAACTGTTAAAGGATGTATGCCTTTTTTGGATGCTTTAACTTTTGGGTATGTTTTATCCATGCCTCAAGACATGAACATACTACATAATGTAGATAATACAAATGAGGAAGGAGAGAAAATTAAAGATTGTTTTCATAAATTTCCTATAGACGCACCTAGAGCCATGTTTGGTGTAAATTTAAATGACAGTTCTAAAAACAGTCATGCCTATCATCCTGTTATTCAATTAGGAGGAAAAGAAGGAGGTTGTCCTATACTTGATAAAAACAAAAATCTTCCTGTTCATAAAATATTTAATCCCTGGATTATAAAAACCCCTCCTGGTTATTCTTGTTTATTTACTTCACCTTTAAATAACAATGATGATAGATTTGATATTATTCCAGGTATTGTAGATACTGATATTTTTGATAGAGAAATTAATTTTCCTATTATAATAAATGGAGATAAATACCCTGTTTTAGACACCATTCTAAAAAAAGGAACTCCTTATGTTCAAATTATTCCTTTTAAAAGAGATAACTGGAAGATGAAAATATCTTCAGGCTCTAGTGATAGCTTTAAATTTAAACATTTATTATTTGATTTTAGATTTCTTCATAATTATAAATCAGATTTTTGGAAGAAAAAAAGATGCAGTTAGGAGATTATGTTAAAATTGTAGATGGGTTTTTTGAAGAAAAAAATATTAATTTATTTTTAAAAGTATGCGAAACCTTTACCTATAAATCTTCTGGAATAGTAACCCCTGTTTCTGACAATACCATTGATAAAAATGTTAGGAACGTGGAAGAATGTCAAATGAGTAAAGTTCATAAAAGTCCTACCAATATTACTTGGAATAATTATTTTAGATATAAAATTACTAAGGCAGTTCATACAATTTATTCACAAGGTTTAAAACATTTTCCTCTTCAAGAAATTATATCTTTAGCTGTACTTAAATATAAAGAAGGTGGTTTTTATAATACTCATACAGATCATGTAGCTACTCATCCAAGAAATTTAAGTGTCATTATATTTTTAAATGATGATTATGAAGGAGGGGAGGTAGAGATTTTTAGTCCTGATGAAGAAAATTCAAAGATCATTGAACCTAAAAAAGGTAGAATGATTATATGGCCTTCTAATTTTTTATATCCCCATAAAGCACATGTTGTAGAAAAAGGAGTGAGATACGCTTTAGTCTCATGGTTATTATGATAGGTAAAGATTTTAAATTTACAAAAATAGATAATTTTCTAACTATAGAAGAAAGAATGTTAATAAAAGATTATGCAATGATAAGACATAGATTAAATATTAATGCTCCGGATATGGATGAAGTATCCGAAGAACCTAATTTTACTTTATATGGTGATCCTCTATTTGATTCTTTAATGCTTCAAAAACAAAAACTTGTAGAAAAAGAATCCGGCTTAACCTTATTACCTACCTATAGTTTTTTTAGATTATATACTAGATTTTCTAAGTTAAAAAAACATAAGGATAGACCATCCTGTGAAATAAGTGTAACGGTTTGTATAGATAATGATGGAGAGCAATGGCCTATTTATATGAATGGAACTCCTATTTATTTAAAACCAGGAGAAGCAGCTCTATATTTAGGACAAGAAGTAGAACATTGGAGAGATGAATTAAAAGGAGATTATTCTTCATATGTATTTTTACATTATGTTAATAAGGAAGGTAATTTTCAGGATTTTTTAAAAGATAAGAGAGAATTATTAGGAATGCAAAAATGAAGATAACTCAAAATAAAGAAACAGGTGATGTAGAAGTTTATTTTTCTAGGGCAGAATTTAAGGCTATTAGAAAGCATAAAAAAATAGTCCTTCCTGCTGTTAAAGCCAAGAACGCTATTAATAATGTGGCTAAAGTTTTGGTAGAATTAAATGAGCATTTTCCTAAAGACGTTCAAAAACAACAAACTGAATCAGAAGACATCTAGAATTTTTGTAGATTTTAATATAAAAGTGGCTTATTATATTTAAAACAGGTTTTTATATGCTACAAAAGATAGGGTTTTTACCAGGATTCAATAAACAAATTACACCTACAGGAGCTGAGGCTCAATGGACAGGGGGTGAAAATGTTAGATTTAGATATGGAACCCCAGAAAAAATAGGTGGATGGTCTGAATTAGGAGACCAAGCTTTGTGTGGGTCAGCTAGAGCTCTTCATCATCTGGTTAATAAAGAAGGTGTTAAGTTTGCTGCCATAGGAACAAACAGAATTTTATACGTTTATACTGGAGGAATTTACTATGATATCCATCCAATTAAAACTGACTTCGGAGCATTAACTAATGCCTTAGCTTCTACTTCAGGCTCTCCTATTCTTACAATTACTTTATCTTCTACTTCAGGAATGACAGCAGGAGATATTATACTACTTGAAGATGTTACACCTCCTACAGGTTCTGGTTATTCTGCTTCTGATTTTGATGACAAAACTTTTATGATAACTACGATAGTAGACTCTACTGATATTACTATTACAATGGCATCCAATGCAAGCGCAACGGCCAGTGATGGAGACTGTTCGGTTAAATGGTATTACCCGGTAGGACCTGCTGAACAGGTGGGAGTATACGGTTGGGGTATTTCACAATTTGGTGGAACTGTAACAGCTCCACAAACAACAACTTTAAATGGAGCAATCACAGATGCTGCAGCGACGACTGGAATTACTTTAACAAGTTCAACAGGATTCACTATTTCAAGTGGAACAGCTAAACTAAGAATTGGGACTGAAGACATAAGTTATACTGGAATTACTGCTAATGTTTTAACTGGAGTGACCCGAGGAATTGATGGAACTACAGCTGCCACACATTCTGATGGAGCAACTGTAACTAATATTACTGATTACAGTGGATGGGGCCAAGTAGCTTCTTCGGGAGATAAAGTAGCTGAGCCTGGTCTATGGGCCTTGGATAATTTTGGAAATAAATTAATAGCTTTAATTGTTAACAATGCTTGCTTTGAATGGGACGCTGATTCAACAACAGCCACTACTACACGAGCAACAATTATTTCTGGAGCACCAACCGCGTCACGTGATATGTTAGTTTCAACACCCGATAGACACTTAGTATTTTTTGGAACAGAGACAACTATTGGAGATAATAGTACTCAGGATAATATGTTTATACGTTTCTCTTCTCAAGAGGATATAAATACCTACGCTCCAACAGCAACTAATACTGCTGGTACACAAAGACTGGCTGCCGGCTCACGGATCATGGGAGCTAAGCTCGGTAGAAATGCTATTTATGTATGGACCAATACTGCATTATTTACCATGCGTTTTGTAGGTCAGCCATTTACGTTTGCCTTTGAGCAAGTGGGTACGAACTGTGGATTAATTGGAATGAATGCAGCTGTTGAGGTTGATGGTGCTGCGTATTGGATGTCAGAAAATGGTTTCTTTAGATACACTGGTAAATTAGAATCTATGGATTGTTTAGTCGAAGACTATGTTTATGATGATTTGAATACAACTTCTAATCAATTAATATATTGTGCATTGAACAACCTGTTTGGAGAAGTAATTTGGTTCTATCCTACTTCTGATTCGAATGTAATTAATAGAGCAGTCTTTTATAGTTATTTAGATTCAACACCGAACAGACCTATTTGGTACACCAATGCTAATTCGTTATTCCCAAGAACTACATGGCAAGACTCAGAAGTTTTTGGTTTGCCTCATGCTACTTATTATGATGCAGGCACTGACACGTGTTTAACAGTAGGAAATACAGATGGGGTTACAACTTACTATGAACATGAAAAAGGAACTAATCAAATTAAGGGGGGAACTACGAGTGCTATTGCAGCTAGTATTACTTCCGGTGATTTTGATATTACTCAAGATCAAAAACAAGGAATTACTTTTAGAGGAGATGGTGAATATATGATGAGAATTAGTAGATTTTTACCAGACTTTGTTTCTCAAAGTGGGGCTACTAGTATTCAATTAGATCTAAGAAATTTTCCTAATCAAACTGCTACCAGTTCTTCATTAGGACCTTTTTCTATTACTTCAAGTACTAATTATCAATCTTGTAGAGCCAGAGCTAGATCTGTTGCATTAACTATTTCTAATAGTGCTGTAGATTCTAATTGGAAATTCGGTACTTTTAGGTTAGATGTACATGCAGGAGGAAGAAGATAAAAATGCCATTTAAATCAGAAGCACAAAGAAGATACCTATGGGCTAACGAACCAGAGATCGCAAGAGACTGGACTGATACTTACGGAAGTAGAATTCAAAAAGATAGTGGTGGAATAATGAGATTAGGTTTTGATAAGGGAGGAGAGGTTGTTGATGACATGGGACATACTTATGAAACATCTAGATATAGTAATGAGAATCATCCAAAGTATGTAACAGAAGAAGAGTTTAATGAAATGTTTGGAGAAGAAACTATAGGGATTGGAGAAAAAATAGCATCAGGAATAGATACACTGAGAGATAAATTTACAGGGGGTGTTAATTATATAAAGGAACTTCCGGGTATGGCATTGGGTGCACTATCAGGAATTCCCTTAGAATACTTAATGCAAGGAATAAGAGGACAACAATTAACTCAAGCACAAAAAGATATGAATAACCAGTTTTTTCAAAACTATAATGTAGGAATAGGCACACAACAAAATCCATTCCAAATGACAAGTGGACCTTTCCAAGGAATGAATGCACCAGGGATGTCAGTTATGGGTTCTCCTACTTCACAAGCAATGGCACAGAAGTGGATGGATAAATATGGACACATGGATTATCAAGATGAAAAAATGCAAGCTAAACAAAAAGATATTAGAGACATAGCAACCGGCAATACAGGACATCCTAGTAATGTAGGATCAGGAGATAATATGGGAATGCCTCAAGGAAGAAGCGATGCAGGATATGCGAAGGCAGGTGGTTCTGGAATGCACGGTGGAAGACACTATCAAAGAGGAGGCATAGCTAATCTATGGCCAAGATAGTACAAACATTAACTAGAGCTAGTACAGAATATAGAGAAGACGTAGCACAATCTTTAGTTAGAGATTTAGATGCTGTGTTAGAAAAATTAAATTCTACATTTCAAGAAGAATTAAAACAGGAGATAGAAGCTAGAAGTTTCTTTTTAGAATAATGGCTGTTGTCAATCAATACAAATTTTATGGTGTAACTTTAACAACTACGGATGAAACATCTATGTTTGGTTCTAGTAGTCCGGCAGCTAATGAAACTTACATTATAAAATCTTTTCGTGTTTCAAATAACACGGGAAATACACCCACTATAACTATCAAAAATAACACCTACGCTATAGAAAATACTAAAGCTTTATCAGCAAATGCTAGTGTAGAAATACTAACTTTACCTTTAATTGTAGAAGGTTCTACTCTGTTAAAAGTAACTATGAGTTCAACCGATTCTGTGACTATTGGTATAAGTTATTTAAACATTTTAAAAGAGGTAACAACATAATGAAAACAACTATCGTAAATGGGAAAGAAATCCCCGTTATTGACGCTGACGTAAAGACAATCATTTCCAATAAAAAAACAGGAGAAATATACCAGGATGAAGCCGCTCTAAAAGCTGCTAATATTCCTGAAGAAGATGTCAAAAGAGATGTGCAGGTAAGAATGCCAACACTTGATCTTTTTGCAAAAACATAGTAGTGTGAAATACTCAGGAAAAATACCTGCTCTTTAACATTAAATACATTAAAAATTATGGCTATAACAGATTTACAACAAGCACAACAATTACAAGCAGGCGCACCTTCTATTAAATATGAAGGTAATGAAGGACCACAAGCACCACAACAAACGGCTGATCTTTTATTAAAAGAACAGTATGATAAATATGTAAATGATTTATTAGAACAAAGACCTAATGCAACACCTATGTCATTTGAACAATTTAGAATGATGGTTATTGGAGAAGGTCGAGCAGGTGTGGCTGAAGGTGGAAGACCTGGATATGGTTTAGGAGATTTAGTTAGCTCCGTTACTAAACCTGTTAAAAAAGCACTTAAAAAAGTTACAAGTAATCCTTTATTAGCTGCCGGAGTAGGTGCATTAGCATCTAATTATTTAGGTCCATACCAAGGATGGTTATCAGGAGTAGCAGGAAGAGGTGGTGGTGCGCTGCCTTGGAACATGACCCCAGCAAAAATGTGGACACCAGGTAGAGAAGGTTTGTTAGGTAAATTGAATTTAATAAAAGGTTATGGTTCTTGGATGCCAACAGCTTTAGGAGGAATAACTGCACTTAGTGCTCTTCCTTTTTCAGGTGTAGGAATGGAAGACCCTACTACTGAAGGTGGTCAAATAAATGTTCCTGATCAAATAAAATTTGATTATGATTATGAGTCTATGATTGAAGAAGTAAAAGATGCAGTGGCATCTAATGATGTAGAAAAAATTAAAGCAGTGAATGATAAATATGGTTTAGACCTAGTAGTGGATGCTGATGTGTACACAGAAGACAGAGCTCAAGGCGGAAGAATTGGGTATGCTACTGGTAGAAATGAGTATTTAAAACGATTGGAACATTTAATGTTCTTAGGTTATGGTTATGAGAGCGCTAAAGAAATAGCTCAAGATGATGATAAATATCAAATAGAATCTACTAGAGGATTAGGAAACGCTCAAGGCGGAAGAATTGGAGCTCAAGAAGGTGGCTTAATGGATTTAGGTGGCATGGAAAAAGATTATAGAAATGAAGGTGGATTTGTACCTATAGGTAAAAAAGAAAAAGCTGATGATGTACCAGCAAGATTAAGTGTAAATGAATTTGTAATGACAGCTGATGCTGTAAGAGGCGCAGGTGGTGGAGACATTGACAAAGGCGCAT